ATTCGATCAATTACTTGCTGATGGCGCGTGCGATGTTTGATGAGAATTACCTGGGTTGGTCGCCGATGCCGTCTGTTGTGGGGGCGGAGGTAGGGCGTCTGGCTGTGAAGAGTCATTCCGTGATATGATGAGTGCGGGGTAAATTGGTCAGCGAGGTTCAGGGATACCTGAACCCCTTTCTCGGCGTTATAAAGCGACCGGCTGACTCAAGTAGATAAGCAGAGACGCATCTTTGCCAATGTGCCAAGGGTTACCAGCCCTCATCTACAGGAACATTTACGTGCAGTACCCACAAAAGGAAGGCACGCGCAACCTTACCACCCGGAAAACACATGAACGACAAAGCGGGCGTGGGCGTGTCAATTCTTGACTAAGCGCACAAATTTGTCAACAAGTTAGTTGGTTTCTACGCAGAAGTACACGGATGGCATCGCAACGCTCAATCAGTAAAGGCTCGAAGCTGGATACGCCGATCTTGCCAGGCAAGCTGGTATCGGGTGTGCAGACGGCTACGCCGTCTGCGGGTAAGGCTGCGGGCAACAAACTGACTGGGCCGGTTGATTATTTCAACCGATCTGTTACGGATTTTCGCTCGCTGACGCAGACGGAAGCTATCCGGCGGATGGCGAGGGCGCATGGAGACACATCCACGGCGGTGTGGACGGTAGTTCGGCTGGCAGACACCCCGATCCAGTACCGGGTGTATGATGCCAACCACCAGATTGATCCCAAGGGGGCGCAGTTGCTCCGTTCGATTCTTACCCGGATGGAGTTTTCTTCGGACTACACGCAAGGCTACGATGCCCGCTTGCCGATGTCGGCAATCCGGTCGGTACTGCTGCGAGACACGTACCTGTATGGTGGAGCGGCAGCGGAACTGGTGCTGGATGATTTACGCTTGCCGATGTATATCAAGCCGATTCCGGTGAGGACGTTGAGTTGGGTGGTCAGCAAACAGAAGCAGGGGGTTTCCAACAAGATTATCCCCTTGCAGAAAGTTGGAAATGAGCAAGCCGAACTGGATTATCCCACTGTATTTTATGTCCCGCTCGACCAGGACGGTGAAACCGCATATTCTGCCTCTCCCATAGAACCCGCACTCAATTCTGCGCCCGCTTATTCTGAACTGCTGGAAGACATCCGCAAGGTAGTGCGCCGGTCTGGCCACTCCCGGTTAAAGCTCAAGTTGGTTGTCGATCAGGTCATCAAGTCTGCCCCCTCTGATATTAGAAGCGACCCGGTTAAACTCCAGGCGTGGCTGGAGTCAGTACGCACGATGGTGAAAAATGAAGTTGAGAAACTCGACCCTGAAATGGCTCTTGTTTTGTACGACATGGTTGAAGCTGACTACCTCAACAGTGAGGTGGGAGCCGGTGCGGATTACTCGCCCCTGGTAGAGGTTTTTGATGGGGTTCAATCAACGTCCCTCAAGACGCCACCGTCTGTTTTGGGTAAACGTATGGGTGGATCGCAGAATGTGTCGTCAACTGAATCGCTCTTGTTCATAAAGACGGCGGAAGGTGTACAACCGCCTGCTGCTGCGGTTTTATCGCGGGCATTGACGCTGGCGATGCGCCTGCACGGATTTGATGGGTATGTGGTGGCTCAGTTTGGTGCGGTCAATCTGAGGCCGACGCAGGAGTTGGAGTCATTTGCGCTTCAGGCTCAGACCCGAACGCTCGAACTTCTTTCTCTTGGGTTCATCACAGACGATGAAGCTGCCGTGTTGTTGGGCACAGGCCCGAGGGCACCGGGTGCCCCGCCTTTGTCTGGAACATTTTTCCACGACAAAAACAGTAACAACCAGGCATCGCCTGATCCTAAATCCGACCCGATACGCAATGCGTTGACAGGAAACAGCCCACGACGTGCAGGAGGCAAAGACAATGCGCCAAAGTAAAGCGGACAAACTCAGACAGTACCTTATTGCCCGGCTGAATGAGCCGTCTACCTGGCGTGGTGTTGTGCTGTTTCTGGCTGCCGTAGGGATTGATCTTGTGCCTGAACAAACGGAAACCATTGTGAGTTTTGGACTGGGAATGGCCGGTCTTATTGGTGTCTTGTCAGAGGACAAGGTGTGATATGTCCGAGTCAACAAAATGTATTACGGCTGCAAATTCTGGGTGTGACAAAGTGACTGACATTAACGACTTGGAAAAGTTTGTTCATGATCTTGATGTTCAGATGGCCACACTTAATGGCGGGATTGTTCTGTTGACCAAGCAGTACGAGTCTCAGTCAAAGATGATGGAAAAGATTGCAGACACGATTGATCGAATGGGAGAGGCTCTGTCCCAGGTGGGCAAACTTGAGTTGACTGTTCAGCATACCCGGCAAAGCTATGATGCTATGGAAAGAAAAATCAATGAGATGGGGCAAGGGATAGACACATTGCGAAACGAGGTTCAGGAGGAGATGGAGCAGTTGCGTAATGAACTCCAGCGATACCGTGAAGACCATCATGACCTTTCAATCAATGTGCATCAACTGGTGACTGCGAATAAGATCATGGCTGGAGTTTTGTCCATCATATCGGCTGCCCTGTTGGGTGCCTGGTTTCAGAAGCTGGTATAGTACCGGGTAGTGCTATTTCGTAGTATACTGCTATTGTTACCGTAACGATAAAAGGGACATTGACATGGAAATTTGGCTAGGGGATCAGCACACATTAGACGAGCATTTGACGGCAATGGTCGAACGGATGCGCGGCGGTTTGTCGTATGCCGAGGACATTCCTGAGTCTTTGTTGAACGTACAGGGCAACCTTGGCTTCATTGATATTCAGGGCAGCCTGGGCAATGGCTGGTACGGCACATCGTATACGGCAGTGCGAAATGCCGTCATTGAAGCGGCCAACCACCCGGACGTGTCTCAGATTGTTCTCAACATTGATTCACCGGGCGGCACGGTATCCGGCTTGTTTGATACGGCCCGCCTGATCAGCCATGTCAATCAGAATATCAAGCCGGTTACGGCACATTCATCCGGTACCATGACCTCAGCGGCGTATGCGTTGGGAAGTGCTGCTGGCCGTGTGTATGCCTCGGATTCTGCCAAGGTGGGCAGCATTGGGGTGATGGCCGTTCACATGGATATTTCCAAGCGGATGGAAGATTTTGGTGTGAAGCCCACGGTGTTGTTCTCTGGGGAACAGAAAGCGTTGGGTTCCGAGTACGTGCCGTTGACCGACCAGGCTCGGGAGGTCATGCAGGGACACATGGACAAGCTGTATGGCTTGTTCATAGATCATGTGGCGGCCATGCGAAACAAGACGCCTGAGTATGTTCGCAACACGATGGCTGAAGGGAAGATATTTCTGGGTAAGGATGCTCAGGCTTCAGGACTGATTGACGGTGTGCTTGGATTGGATGATCTGGTACAACGTCTTGCTTCACAAACATCACAAAAGGAGAAGACAGTGGCTAAACGCCTCCCCGCTCACACTGTCGCCGCGATTGCTGCCGGAATCCCGGTTGATGCGGCGGTAGCGTTACAAGACCCACAGATGGATGCCAGAGTGCTTGATGCCGTGGCGTCTGACTCTTCCACTGACCCGGCAGATGCAGAGTCGAACCCTCCGGCACAAACGCCGGTGCCTGCTCAGAACCCTGACGCTGCGGTAGCAGGCAGCTTGCAGACCTTGCTGGAGACCAAGCTGGTTGAACTGGCGGAGTTCAAGGCAGAGAACACCCGGCTCAAGACCGAGAATGCTCAACACCAGGCAACAGAATCGGCTCTGCGTGAGGTTGTGCAGATACGCATGAATCATCTTGAGGTTGCTTTACGTTGCGCTCCGACGGACAAGGTGATCCTGGCAGGACTGCCGACCAGCGTTCTGCTGGCACAGCACGCGGCTCTACAAGCGCGACTGGAGCAAACGTATCCGGTAGGCGGGGTAAGTCGCCCTGCGTCTGTTGAACGGGAGGAGGTCAAGGTTTCAAAGATTGACCCCACCTTGTTGAACGCTGTTTCATTTTAATCACACAAGGATGTCGACATGACTGCATTTGTATTTACTGACCTGGTGGACATGCGGGCACATTATTCCGCTTGTCTGGGTGCTTCTGCTGCGGCGAAGCTGACGGATAACGATATTGGCAAGCCCGTCAAGATGGGCACTGTGCAAAATTATGTGCTGTGTGCAGACAACGACGAGATCGAGGGCTTTGTAGGCAGCATTTCTCCGGCAACGTACAACGATGGTTTTGCGTTTGGGGGTGTTTGGAAAGAAGGCCGTATTGCGGTACAGGCAACTGGAGCCATCAGCATTGGCGGCTACGTGGTCGCAGCCGCTCAGGCAGCTATTGACACGAAAGCGGCTGGGAAAGTGAAAGCTGGAACTACCACCAAGCATCACTGGCGCATGATTCGCAATATCACCAATCCAGGTGCTGCTGCGGTAGCCAACGACACCATTCTTATCGAACGCGACTGTTAAGGAGAACACCATGCAGATCAGAGATAAACAAGGGAATGCACAAGAGATTCAGATTTCCCTGGAAGATTACAAGGCCGCTTTGAGTAACAAGCTGTCGTTCAAGCAGTTTCTGAACCAGAAATACGCTGCGGACACGGACGTAGCCGCCTACGGAGAACCGTATGCCCAGATGATGATGTCGTCTGGCTTGTTCATGAAAGCTATCCCGGAACGGGGTATCCGTCCGCCGACGGTACAGCAGATTCTTGAGGCCAACAACTTTGAGGTGTCTGCTGGCCCGTATGTGCGAAATGATGGCTCGCAGGCTCTGACTGTCACCGGTCGCTTGTTTTTCGTTTCCACCCTGTTCGAGATCATTGAGTCTGCACTGGTGAAAGACGACAGTTCGTTTGTGGGCATGTTTAACCGCATGATTGCCACTACGCGCTCGGTGGATACGCCGTACATTGTACAGCCGACCATTACGTCCACAGGCCCGCGTGACGATGAGATGCAGCCGATTGCACAGTTGGCTCAACCGACCACCATGACCAGTATTTCAACGGCCTACAAAACGTACCGTATGCCGGAGTTCTCGATTGGTCTGGAAATATCTCATCAGGCACAGCAAGCCATGACCATTGACCTGGTTGGCATTATCTTGCGTCGTCAGGCAGAGGGTCAGCGCGTGCGTTGGGCCATGCAGGGACTCAAAAAGATTTTGTCGGGAGATGTGGATTGGGGCATGTCGGCATTGCCTGCTGCAGGCAGGTTCAATACCTTTGACTCCAGCATCACTGCTGCGGGCAAGATGACCCACAAAGCCTGGATCAAGTGGCTGCGTGACAAGCGTTACTACCTGACGCTGGACTGGGTGGTCTGTGATCTGGACACGTTCCTGGCCATTCAGAACCGTGACGGACGCCCGATGGCTCTGTACAACACCGGCAATACGGAGTTCATGAACACGGTGCCGAACCTGGTTGATCCTGGCATTCCGATGACGGTGAACTTCCTTGATGTGCCCAGTAGCATTCTGGGAGCGAATACTTTGGTCGGTCTGGACAGTCGGCACGCCATTCAGAAGTTTGTTTTTGCGGGCGCAGCTTATGAAGCCGTGGAAGAGTACGCCCTCAGGCGTAGTACCGCCATGCGGTTTGACGTGTCTGAGGCCTACACCCGTATCTATGACGATGCGTTCTACCCGATGACGTTGACCGTGTAAGCAGTCACAGACTCTGCACGGGGGCAAGGTAATACCCGGTTGCCGCTCTCGTGCGGGGTTGTTTTTGTTATTGGTGAGGTGATAAGGCAGTTATCTGAAACCCACTGCTATCCTTGTGATTTCACCATTCAAAGACATCGCCTACCCTAAACCACAAAGGATTGTCACATGGCAGTAAAATCGCGTGATCTTGACAATGTTCAAGTTATTCAAGGTCTTCAGGGTATTGAGGAATACCAGGGAGATATTCTGTCCGCCACAAGGGCAGTTGTTCTGCACAAAGTTACTTCAAGATACTACCTTATTCATCCTTACACGCATCAGCTTTTTCAGCCGGGTGTGCCTGTAGAAGTGGAGCATTTGGACGGATGGGTTCAGTCGCAAGTAGACGCGAACTTGATGCACCTGGGGTAATCCGTTGTGTTTACCACGCTCTCAACGTCAGGCAGTGAGCTGAACCTGGAGTACGTCAAGGGCGTTACGTTGGGGCCGATTGCGTATGTGTTAAGGACTCGGGACGGGTTGCCGGTCGATTTGACGGGAGCTACGATCCGGGCATGGGTTCAGCAGGGGCTGATGGGGGAGAAGGTGGTTGATATGCAGGTTGAAAAGACGGATGTAAATCGGTTTTCAATCAGTCTGTCTGCGGATGCGACTTCAGTGCTGCCGATGATGCAGCTATCGTGGGGTGTTGTTATTGCGTGGCCGTCTGGACAGATGGATAGTCCGATCTATGGGAGCATGAAACCTGTCCGCATGGTTCCGCCGTGACCGATTACGCTGTAGAGGTACAACCTTCCAACATACAGTTGGTGGTTGAGGCTTATGACAAAGAGCCTGTCATTGTTGACTATCCGAGTTCTGTCCTTAATGTCACGGTTGATCCAAATCCCACAGTATTCCCTGTCACAGCCGCCCGATTCATTTTTAGCATCCCCACACTGAAATGGGTGGTAGCGCATAATCGGGGAACAGATTTTGTTATTTGCACGGCGTTTGATGCTAACGGGCGTCAAATTATGGCAAGAGTAACAAAAGACACATTAAATCAGATTACGATACACCTGACAGAAGCGGGGACTGGACATGTAGATGTCTTGTTTGCTACTAAAACATTGTATGAGACGACTCATGTTGACTAATAGGGATGGCATGGCAGCGCAGACGGGGCTTGAAAGGCAGATTGTAATTAAGGAGTTACATCTTGCTGCCTTCATGAAGTATAATGGAGCAACCTTCACGGGTTTCAGGAGTGGCCGGTTCTTGTTTTTAAGTGACAAGACCGAGGCCGAGTGGCGAGTCCGGCACAGCAATTCATGCTGCCGTGGCGTGGATAACGAACTCATCACTCTCCGAAAATTCTTGAAGGATTCAAAAAATGTCTGATTTTCCCATCTATCACGGTATTACGCTTGCACAAAACGCCTACGTTGAAAACTTCGTAGTCGAAAAGCTCGTCTCTGACCCGGTTCCCGTCGAAGCCGGTCGCGCCTGGTACAACCTGACCGACAAGGTTTGGAAGCAGTCTACTCTGGATGCGACCGGTGCTGTCGTTGTCCGCACCTTTGCCACTGTAGAAGAGTTGACTGCTGCGGTTGCAGCCCTCAACTCCACCATTTCCGCTGAAGCCACCCGTGCGACCAATGCGGAAAATGCCCTGTCTACCAGCCTGGCCAATGAAGTCAGCCGTGCGACCACCGCCGAAAACACGCTGACCACTAACCTGGCCAATGAGGTCACTCGTGCCCAGGGTGCTGAAGCAACGCTGACCACTAACCTGGCTAATGAGGTCACTCGTGCCCAGGGTGCTGAAGCAACGCTGACCACCAACCTGGCGGCTGAAGTCACTCGTGCAACCGCTGCTGAAGCCACTCTGACCACCGATCTGGTGGCTGAGATCACCCGCGCCACTGCGGCTGAAGCCACTCTGACCACCGATCTGGCGGCTGAAGTTTCCCGTGCTACGTCGGCTGAACAAGCCTTAGACCTACGCATCAATGCCCTTGGTTCTGCGTTTAACTATGTAGGCCCACTGTCAGGCGGTGCCGATGCAGCCTCTGCGGTTGACTTGTCAGCGATTGCCCAGAAAGACCCCGGCGATTACTACAAGGTCTCCACGTCTGGCTGGTTTAAGGAGACTGCGGCATCTGCTCCGTTTCAGGTCAACCTGAATGACGGCCTGGTTTGGAACCTGGTCGGCGGTGTTGACATCATTGACAACACCAATTCACAGGTCAATGGTACTGCCAGCTACATCTCCGTCTCTGGCTCTTCTGACAATGGCTTTGTGGTTGACGTTGATGCGGCATTCAAAGCCCGTGTCTCCACCCTTGAGTCTGGTCTCTCCACTGAAGTAGCTGAACGCCAGTCTGCTGATTCTGCTCTGGATACTCGTGTTACCACGGTTGAGAGCCAGGTCAATGGCAAGATCGGTACTCTGACGAGCCTGACCACCACTGAAAAAGGTACGCTGGTTGGTGCCATCAATGAGTTGGATGCTGACCTTGCTACTCTGAACAGTGCCAGCACGGCTGCGATCAATCTGGTACGCACGGACTACAACGCCCGTCGTGCCACGTTTGCCTCTGCGTCTGCTGCCACCCAACATACGTTTGCCCATAACCTGAACAGCCAGTTTGTGGATTTCAGCCTGTGGGTACAGCGTGACAATGGCGAATGGCGCAATGACGTAGCCAGCGTGAAGGCCACCAGTGCCAACTCGATGGATGTCTATCTGACTGCTGCTGGCAACGTCAGACTGACCGTCACTAGCATGGCCAGCCTGTAATCTGGATGACTTGGCCACTGAAGTCTGTCGAACTGTCCACATTGTCGCGGGACGAGTGTATTGCCTGTTTGGGTGATGCACTTGCCGAACTGCACGATATGACGCTTACGGCAGACTTCAGTGACGAGCATGAGATCGCTCAGTACAAGGCCAACATCACATTCATCAAACGGTACTATGAAGCCCTGGAGCGCGTTTTTCATGAGTATCAGCAACGTACAGGCCAGTGAGTGGATTACCCGGCTTAAAGGCAACCTCAGCCAGCTTGAGGCCCACTCTGACCCTTTATCTTTCCTATCTGAACAGTATTTCTTGCTATCCTTGTTATCACAGGCTCTGGACGGCACGGTTGTGTTTGTCGGTGCCCCGGTGATTCATGATGATGATTAACTTTTTGCCAAACACGGCTTAACACTATGACAAACGCTGTGAGATATTTAAGTGACCTGGAGTTGTTTGGCGCATTGGTGTTTGCCAAGCCGGTCAATGATTTCCCTGCTAACCCACGTGTTGGAGAGTTTATTCTCAAAGACACATGCTTGTTTGGCTACTTGCGAATTGGTGGCCTTGAGACTTGGTATCCATTTGCCAGTAGCACAAATTTTTATGTGCATACGCAAGGTCTGGCAAATACCACCTGGACGGTCAACCATAACCTTGGAACCAGCAACATCTGGTATCAGGTAAAAGATCAGAACGGCAATATCACCATCGTCAGCAAGACTGACATCAACAATAACAGCTTTTACCTACATTTTACTGCTCCGGTTACAGGCACCTGCATAGTAGTGGCCCCGGATTCACTCAATGTCCCTGAAGTCAAAGCCAGCAACATCCGGGTAGGTGGTAATGAAGAAGTTGTTATTGATTCCAGCGGGGTCAGAGTCAACAATCAGTACCTGGCTACGGTTCAGCAGGTCAACGCTGCAAATTTTAACGCATGGCTGGTAGCTACCAGTCAAAAAACTTTATCACAAGACCTTGTTGTTAA